AGTCATTGGTCACTCCAAAGCAGAAGTTTTTCCAAAACAAAACACTATTAAAGCAGAACGAGGTGATGTAGGTAGTTTTTTAAATATGCCATATCATGGTGGAGATAAATCTATCCGGTTTGCTTTTGATGATGATGGACAAGCTTTATCCATGAATAAATTTTTTGAATACTATGATCAACATGTCATATCAAAAACAGCACTACAAGGTTTACAACTTATACAAAATACAAAAGAGACATCAGACTTTCCAGATGGACCACCGTGTTTGCAAACGATTGCAAAACAAGGGGCAGTATCTGAAGGTGGTCGTAATAATTATTTATATAACATTGGTGTGTATTTAAAAAAGGTTGACCCAACAGGTTGGGAAAATAAAATAGATAGTTACAACACAGAAAAATTTATAAACCCACAATTAAAAAGAGACGAAGTTACAAAAACTATTCAATCACTTAATAAGAAAGATTATGATTACAAATGTAAAGACTCACCAATCTGTGATTTTTGTAATGACAAACTTTGTTTTACTAGAAAGTTTGGAAAATCTGGGTCACCTGACATAGATATTACAGGAATCAGAATGTTAGATTCGGATCCTCCAATTTATTTTGTAACTGCAGATGGTGAAACCATGGAATGTGATCCAGATACCTTACATGACCCAGATAAGTTTTCTAAACATGCTATGATCTATATTCGTAAAACATTGTTATCGACAAACAAAATGATGTGGAAGAAACGAATCAATAAATTATTAGCAGAGATGGACGATCCGATACCTGCACCAGATGATATGCGTATTGATGTAATCTTACAAACTGCACTTACAGACTTTGTTAGTAAAAATGGAAAAGAAATGGAAGATGTTTTGAAACGAAAAGCATTTACAGAGAATGGTCATAGTTGGTTTAAGTTTAAAGACTTCTGGAGATTTTTGATGGCCACTAAACAATGGCAAGATAAAATGTACAATCAACATAAAACTTTACGTTTGATACAAACACTTTTTCAAGCAGAGTCTGTAGTTAAAAAAGTTGGAGAAGAAAGTGTAAAAGTTTGGCAGGTCAAAGGACTTGAACTTAAAAAAACAATTATTAGAAAAAATAAAAAGAAGAAAGCTGAGTTTGAGAGATGAGGACAATTATTCCAGGACCACCTGGCACAGGTAAAACACATACATTAATTCACAAGCATTTACATAATGAACTGTTTACATTTAAAACCGATCCAAAAAAGATTGCATACATTACATTTAGTAATGCAGCGACAAAAGAAGCAAAGTCTAGAATCCATCAAGCATTTCCAGAATTTGAGTTTGAGTATATCTCAACGATGCATGCAATGGGCACACGTGCATTAGGTATTGATACTAAAGCACAGTTATTGAATGGTAAAAACTGGAACGGTTTTAAAAATTTTTCTGTGGTGTGTAATGATATGTCTTTTGAAAATTATCAATCTGAGTCTGGATACAAAGAATATAAAAATAGTTACATGAAAATTATTGAGTACGCCAGAGCAAAACAAATTGATGTATTAGATGCAGCGCATGAACTAGAATTAGATATTCAAATTGATGACAATCTTCTTTTACAGATCGAGCAGGATCTAAAAGATTACAAAGAGTTTTACAACATGTATGAGTTCTCAGACATGTTGACCAAGTTTGTTGAGAAAGATCTATGTCAGTCCCTCGATGTAGTATTTCTCGATGAAGCCCAAGATCTGAATCCTCTGCAGTGGAAAATGTTCTATTACATTGAGGCCCAGTGTAAAAGATCTTACATTGCAGGGGATGACGATCAGGCCATCTACGCATTTCAAGGTGCGTCTCCTTCTGAATTTATAAACCTACGCGGTGTCATTGATGCACAGACACAGTCTGTGAGAGTTCCAAGAGCAGTGCATAAAGTGGCACTGTTAATACTCGATCATATCGAAGAACGTTTGGAAAAGCAATGGCAACCTCGAGATCATGAAGGTGAAGTCATTGATCATTTAGATTTGCAAGACATAGATTTTAGTACAGGTAACTGGATGATCTTAACTAGAACCAATGAACAGATGAAACCCATTGTAGAACATTTGCATGACACTGGTCACCGATTTAATTGTAAATATAATGATTTGTTACCTGAAAAATTATTGGAGGCGATTAATATCTGGAATCGTTTGAATCAAGGTGCAAGTATTAGTGGTGATGAAGTAGAAGTTTTATATGAACATTTGACGAAAAAAGATATCAAACATGGATTTAAAGGTAAAGCATACAATCAAATTAATTCTGTTGACATGGATGAGTTAAGAATGGAACATGGACTGTTGGCCTCAGGAGACTGGACTGTGTTAAATATGGAGGATGCTCAGCGTCGACATATCGAGGGGCTCGTAGCAAGCGGCGAGGATCTAAGCAAACCAGCAAGAATAAAAGTTTCAACAATACATTCTGTTAAAGGTGAAGAGGCAGATAATGTCATTTTGTTTACAGATTTAGAAAGAATTATTTACGAATCTGCTCTAGTAAATAAAGACACGGAACATCGGTTGTTCTTTGTAGGTGTAACCAGGGCAAAAAACAAATTGTATATTATGAATCAAGATTCAGAATATCAATACAGTATAGGAGAAGACATATGACAAAAGAAAACGCAAACGAAAAACAAATCGGTGGATCACATTACAAAATAAAAATACAGCCTTACGACTTTATCATGTCCAATGGGTTGAATTTTTTTCAAGGCAATGTAATAAAGTATGTGGTCAGATATTTAAAAAAGAATCAAATAGAGGATCTAAATAAAATTATTCACTACTGTGAATTAGAGATTGATAGGTTGCGAAAGGATTGGGATAAATAATTGTTTCAAGCACAAACCGAATGGATTTGTCCAGAAAATTTTCCTGACCTATCAGGTTATCAATACGTCGCGATTGACTTAGAAACCAGAGATCCAAATTTAAAAACCATGGGTTCCGGTGCCGTTGTTGGTAAAGGTGAGATTATTGGTTTTGCTGTGGCTGTAGAAGGTTGGTCAGGTTATTATCCAATCGGTCACCGTGAAGGTAACATGGATAAAAGAAAAGTTTTAGAATGGATTACAAAAGTTTGTGCCGCTGACAATACAAAAATATTTCACAATGCCATGTACGATGTGTGTTGGTTAAAATCGTATGGCATAAAAATAAATGGTTTTATTATTGATACCATGGTGATGTTATCTTTGATTGATGAAAACAGAAGATGGTATTCTTTAAATAGCGCATCATATGACTATCTTGGCGAAGTTAAAAACGAACAAGGTTTAAAAGAGGCTGCAGAAGCCGCAGGAATTGATGCAAAGTCTGAAATGTATAAACTTCCTGCAATGTATGTTGGATCGTATGCAGAAAAGGATGCAGAGTTAACGTTAGAATTATTTAGAGTCTTATCAAGAGAAATGCAAAAACAAAATTTACAAAATGTATTTGACCTGGAGACAAATTTATTTCCGTGTTTAGTTGATATGAGATTTAAGGGCGTTCGGGTTGACGTCGAAAAAGCTCATACATTGAAACAAAAGTTAGTTTCACAAGAAGAAGAGTTATTGCTGCAAATAAAAAAAGAAACAGGAATAGAAACCCAAATATGGGCTGCAAGATCGATTGCACAAGTGTTTGATAAATTGTCTTTACCTTATTCCAGAACTGCGAAATCAAATGCACCATCCTTTACTAAAAATTTTTTGCAAGAACATCAACATCCTTTGGTTCAGAAGATAGCAAAAGCAAGAGAAATTAACAAGGCACATACTACATTTATTGATACGATTTTAAAACATGAACACAAAGGCAGGATTCATGCGGATATTAACCCAATTAAATCAGATACCGGTGGCACGGTGACAGGTCGATTTAGTTATTCCAATCCAAACCTACAACAGATTCCTGCAAGAAATAAAGATTTAGGTCCAATGATTAGAGGACTTTTTATACCAGAAGAAAATTGTAAGTGGGGTTGTTTTGATTATTCACAACAAGAACCAAGACTGGTTGTGCATTACGCAGCAACCACTGAACCGATTTGTTTCAATAAATCAGTAACCAAGATTGTAGAAAAATTTAAAGATGATTCCGTAGACTTTCACCAAACTGTTGCAGACATGGCAAATATTTCTAGATCACAAGCTAAGACCATTAATCTCGGATTGTTCTACGGGATGGGTAAAGCCAAGTTGCAAGCAGAGTTAGGTTTGAGCACGAAGCAGGAAGCTGAGAACTTATTTAATCAATACCATGACAACGTGCCTTTTGTTAGAGAACTTATGAACCGAACATCTTCGTTCGCACAAACGTCAGGTTCAATTGGAACTTTACTCGGTCGTAAATGTAGGTTTGATAAATGGGAACCAGCAACATTTGGTATGCATACACCTATGACATTAGAAGAAGCAGAAAGAACTTATGGTCGTGGAAGAATTAGACGAGCATTTACATACAAAGCGCTGAATAAATTAATACAAGGATCTGCAGCAGACATGACTAAAAAAGCTATGTTGGATCTTTATCAAGAAGGAATCGTCCCACACATTCAAATTCACGATC